GAAAATGTTGGTGGTTCATATGATGACCAAGACTGGCAACTACAAGTACACGAATTAAATGATAATGATAAAGGAAAAGCTGAGGCTGAAAAACTATCTGTTGTACACGAACATGCAATAATCATAGTAGGCACTAAACTAGATATAGTACCTAGACATATTAAGTGGGAGGCATAAAATGAAGTATCTTATAGTTTGGCTAGAACCACAAGATGGTGGTACAGGACATGGCTGGAATTTAAGTTATGTATTTACAGAGAATGAAGAACATGTCAAAGATACCAAACTTAGACACTCAGAAGCTATTATAGTTTGTGGCACTGATTTGCAATTGTGTGCTATTGAAACTAAACTAAAATTAATTGAAAGGAAATAAATATAATGTTCAACAAATCTGGCAATGATTCCGTTCTACTTATAACAATTACTGGCACACTATCAACAGAAGGATATATGTTTAAAGATACTAAAGAGGCTGAAAAATTATTATCACCCACCACGGCAATGAATGAGTTAATGCGTAATGGATTAAATGTAAAGATGGAGATAAAGAGGGCTAAATAACATGTATGAATGTAAACATAAAGAAGGTTGTACTTGTAGATTATATAGACTAGCAAGAATAGAGACTATAATAGAGGATGAGGAGGGCTTCTTAGACGAAGTGGAAAAGTCTACAAACCTGTCGGCTTGGTGTAAAAAATGTAAACATCCTGCTGTATGGAAACCAGAAGAATAATATAAGAAAGGCTAAGTAAATGTTAAGCAAGGAGAGTAAAGCTAAATTCAAAGAGTTTAAAAAAGAGTTAAATGCCTTATTAAAGAAATATGATGCTGATATAAATTATCATATGGAAGGAGACACGTATGGAATAGTAAATGATTTTCTAGGAGTACAATTTCTTGAGCCGCTGAAAGAAGGTGATAACTTTAGAAAATGGTCTGATTTAGAGCCTTTAGATTAAATATAAAGAGGACTAAGTAAATGGATAAAAAGTATATGGTAACACTAAATATGGTTGTCCAGTCTTTAAGCTGTGATGATGAAGAAGCTAATAAAAGATTTGCCAAACAAAGATTTATTGATAATATTAGGGAAGGAGATTTTGAATATAATGATATAGAAGTAACTGTACTATATGTATAGACTGTTCTAAATATATATTCGTCGAGCCTGAATAGGGATGAGAAGAATCTTGT